TCCTCTAGACCGACAAGCGATTTAAAGTCTGGCATCCCAAGGGCACCAGGAAGTTTGGACCGAGTGGTTCGAGAGACCGGAGCCTCCGGGATTGCCGTGTTTCTCATTTCGCGGCGCATTGGACCGCCAGAATATCTGGCGGCGCTGCCGCGTCGTTTGTCTACTTTGACCGGAATATGCTTAGCGCCTTGGTGTCGGTTTTTCTTTGGATTGTCTTCGCGGCGTCCGGGCGTTGCCAAGAGAGCCGAGTCGTCGCCTTCACCGCCGAGGTCTCCACCGCCGAGATCTTCACCACCGAGGTCCAGCTCTCCTTCACCGCCTAGGTCACCTAAATCTCCCAGGTCGCCTTCACCTCCCAGGTCGCCCATACCGCCACCGGCAGCTTCCATGGCGCCTTCTTCGGCTAGTCCCTCAAGTTCCTGCTGGTACTTGCGGTCGTAGAACGTCTCTCTCTGGTTGCGGAGGAATTCAGTGTCGCTCATGCCGAGGATGTTTCTGGCAACCCAACGTTTGCTATACACGCCTTCGGGAACTCCGGTGGCTGTGTCGAACTTAGTTTTCATGTACTCAAGCTGCTGCAGTTCCGCCAGTCGTGACGGATTGTTGAGCGTAATCTTAAATGATAATAGATCTTGTCCGCGATAGCCCAAGGTATAGAGATGGACAATGGCCATCTTTTCTAACTCTGCTACTATCGAGCGCTGCAGTCTGGTGATTGTGCGGGCGAAGCGGATGTCCTTCTGGGCTAAAGTTGTTTTATCTTCTGTGCCGCCTTCTAGATTTGTCAGGTATGCTTGTGGGATTTTAATGGCGGCGAATAATTTGTCACGGAGATATTTAACGTCGTCAATATCATTAAGGCTCGATGCTCCCTGCAATGATTTAATGTCGGAGCCGACGCCGCCGCGCATTGGAATGAAGTAATCCTCTTCAAGAGAGAGGGGGTTATAACGCAAGTCAACGCGACCAGTGTTAGCATCGACCAGTTGGTTGCGCTTCATCTCAGTCTTGACTTTCTCCATGTACTGGGGTACATCCTGCGGAGGAATATTCCCAACATCAATCTGGAAGATGCGGCGTTCCGGGGCGCGGACGACTCGGTACGCAATCATCGCGTCCTCAAGCAGAACAAGCTGGCGCCAAATACGGCGTGCGGGGTCAAGGACCGAGGTACCATATGGAGAGTATCGGTCGTTACCCAGGATGCGGAAGTGGGCAACCTGCCAGTTTTCGAAGGTCATGCCGGCGCCGTTCCACTGGTACTGAACGTAGTTTGGGTTCGACTCGTCTTGTCCTTCCAGTCTTTCGACCTCGTTGTTGGGCATACCAATTACTGATGTGATGCCTAGCTTCTCGTCGATGTCGAGGTAGAGGAAGAAGTCGCCGTACTTACACATGGAGCGCGCCCAACCGAAACAGTTAAACTCAATGTTGAGAGCATCGTAAAAGAGCGACTCAAGAATGGTCTTAATCTCGTGGTTCATACAATCAATGTTAAGGAGGCGGTCGTACTCATTGGAGGTCGTCATTTCATCTGCATAGATATCAAGTGCTGATGCGATCTCCGGCATGTACTCCATCTGCTCAAAGTCGATGTAGCGTTCTGCACGGTTCTGGCTGCGGAATGCAGCCGACGTCATCATGTTGTAATTCTGGGAATAGTTGTTGTCTGAGCGCTTAAACTCCTGTCCGCTCATAGAACGGAATCGGAAGCGATACTTATCGAGATTGTTGCGTCGATCTTGTCGTGCTACCTGCGTGCGGTAGTTAACAATCGGGCCCGATAGGAGACGGGTTAATCTCTTAAATAAGGGTGACGCGGGATTGCGTGGGTTTTTCTCATTATTGTTAGCCATTTTTTAGCCCTTTATTAAACCAGAGTATTGTTCGTTGAACGAGAGTGCCTCACCAACCCTCTGGTTTTCCTTTGTAACTTTGTGCCCAGTCTGTCCCGGGATTGTTGTAGAGATACTAGTGGAGGCACAAGAAATGCCGCCAATGAAACTCTTGCTATATTCTATACTTTTTTGACTTTCGATAATCACAGTGTCTCTCACCCAACATCCAATAGCAAACGACATAACCAAATCATCGTTATAACTTCTCATCGCCTGCGGTCTTCCGGCATGCCAAATAAATGTTTTCATTTCGGATAACAGGCGATTAGAGTTGATAGTAATTAGTTTGTTTCTCATGAACTCTTCCATCTTGGCAACAATCAAAGGTCGAGTCTTAGAAGAAGTTGTAAATCCCGGGATTGCATTAGATTGCCATTGCGCGGTTACGGGATCGATATATTGGTGGTCTCCTTTAGTAGAATAGTATAAGTTAGGATACTCTTTATCTTGGAGTTTTTTAAGTACTGCGAAACCAATATTGTTGTTTTCTATCACAACCATAGGGTTGTTGTATTCGGATGCCACATTATATAAGATGTCAGCGAAGTCGTCTGGAGTTGGCTTTCCGATATATTCAGCCACTTGGCACATATCATCAAGTTGAATAATATGGAAAGCACTATTATCTTTGCCGTCGCCTCGCGCAACATCAGCTACGATTAAATATGATTTTTCTGGATTATGCTTCTCCCAGATCCAATAGTTCCTATCAAATCCTGTGCGATACTCCGGAGCAATTGATTTTTCAAGGTACCATTGTATGTCGTCTGGATGAATGACTGTCTCGCCTGAGACATTGAAGTTGCACTCAAGCTCTTGGGCGATCTGTCGCTTGGACATGTTCTTGGTTTCTTTTTCAAACCATTTCTTGTCGCGGGCGGGGTGTACGTCCCAAAACAGAGTAGTCATATGAAAGTCGTTGGTTCTGTTCTCAGCTTCAACACAGTTTTGGTGGAACCAGTTGCCGACACCGTTGGGTGTGGAGAGAGCGATGCAGCGACCACCTGTTGATAGTGTGGGGTACAGAGCGGTCCACAGTTCATCCAAGCGTTCAACGTGGGCAGCCTCATCAATTATTAATAAAGACAACGCCTCAGAACGTCCGGCGTCGCCGGAGGTCGACGAGCTTTTAATCTGGGATCCATTGCCTAGTTCGAAAGAGGTACGGTTATCGATAGTGATGTCCGAGATTCTCATCCAATCGGGCAAGTTCTTGATTATCGCTTTGACTTTTTTAACTAAGTTTGTGGCAGTCTGCAGTTTTGTTGCCACAACAAGGATATTCTTGTCGCGATGAAAGAGCATTAGCCATGCTACGTAGGCAGCCGTGATTGTGGAGATGCCAAGCTGTCGTGCTTTGAGGATTATATTGAAGCGATAATCATTAAAATCTACAAGAAGATCTTTTTGATAATCAAAAGCTTTAAAGGGGATGAGCCCCTTCTGGGGATGAGAGATGCGGCAATAGCTTGTAGTAAAATATACCGGGTCTTTACCAGCCTTTACGATTTCTTTTAATATCTCTTTCTTAGTAAGAGCTGCCATAGTTAGATCTTCACATTAGAAGGCTTCTTGGCTTTGTCTCTCCCCATTGAAAGAAAATCACGAATTGCTGAATCGAGGCGCTCTTCGTCCGTGCCTCCATTAACCTCTACAGTGTCCGTCAATCCGCCGATACGATAGTCGCAATGCGCCTGTACGTCCGTGCGGTAGTTGGATATACGCTGAACCAGGATGTTGGAGTCACCCTCCTTCGTCAGTGTAAGAGAGTTGCCCGTGATAGCTTTGTATTCTTTCTTCAGGAACTTGACGATCTCCTGAATCTGGCCTTCGATGCTGCCTTCAAAACCGTTGTCTTGGACTTCTTTGATTCTTGTCTCTGCTTGGTACGTAACACGTAGAATAGGTCCATGGAACTGAACCCCAAAGCCATCCATTACGCGGCGGTCGTTAATATAATGACCGTCCTGGCGCTTGAGTCCAGCATCACGGGCTTTGCCGTCAGCTTGGAGGGACTCTTCGTGAGCACCATCCCAGGCGCCATTCGCAGCTGCCTGATTAATTCCCTGAATGATTTCGTATACTGTTGCCATGTTATTCTTCCTCGTTGGGTCGCCAGCCGCTTGTCCATCTTTCTTCTCGTCCTTCGATATATTGTATATAACATCCGAAGCAAGCTTCAAATTTATTCATATACAAATCATCGCGGCAACGAAAAGAATATTTGCTGCAAACAGGACAAGTCCTATTATGATCTCTAGTAAGTAGTTTTTTGTTTATTAAAAATCCGTCTTGTTCTACTTTGTCTTGGGATTCAGCCAGTTTGGCAAACTTACGTTGCTCCTCTTGCGACTGGCTAATGTATTCCTTTTCTTTGTCTTCATTCCAAAAGCGCTTGGGATTGTTGATTGTAGTGTCCCCGTACTTCTGTGATATTGCCTGCTCAAGTTTGGCGATATATTCTTGTTTGTCGCTCACTGTGTGACGATCTCCGTTGATAGTGCAAAGATACCAAGCGACGCAAGGGTTCCAATTCCAAAGCCGAGGGCTACCATAAAGGGAGCAGTTCCTGGCTTGTTCTTCGTCACCAGATCATATAATCTATCATTCTCAGCAGTCTTGAGGATCATCATTGCCTCGTGCTTGTCTTTCCAAGATGTCAGCTCTGTATCTTTATATGAAAGTAAAAGTTCATATTTTTCCTGCTGGATCTTTAATTCGTATTCAACTCGGAGGGAACACTCGGCTTCGGCGAACGTCTTGTCTGTGAGGATTTTTGCAGCGGCGTCGAGTGATAGCAAGACCCCCTCAAATGGCACTGTATCTCCAGCCTCAACGGGGAGGACGGTGTAGTCTGGGAACGTTTCGCTCTCCTCAGAGTGGGCTATCACAGGGGTACTTAAAAATACTGCCAAATATATTGATAATAACTTCTTAACCATTTTCCATTCCAAACGCTTTAGCTAACTCTCTAGCAAGCTTCTCTGGGTCATTATAACTCTCATCGACGATTCTTTTAAGTTCTGCCTCTTTTTCTTTATCCATATCAATGCCGCGCTTTTTAAAATCCTCTTCTATTTCTGATCTTCGGCGCAGGTGCTCTTTCAGTCTCATATTCTTCTCTGCGATCTCTGTGTTGTGAATATGCGCTAGCGTTTCCATTTCTTGGTCGTGAGAGTCCCGCCGCGATTCCATGAGGTCCAGGAGTCCCGCAACATAGGCGCCATTGCGCGTGAGCGCATATAAAAGAAATGCTACAATGACGCCCAAGCCCAGGACGATTACCCACCAGCACTTCTTAGCCCATAAGTAAGCTTTCTTGGCTCCCGTTTTCAATCTTATCAGCGTCATCATTTATACCCCTTTAGCTTGGCCACTGCATCGATGACAGTCTGTCCGCCGATATAAACACAGGTGATTATAACCCAGTCGCCCGATGCTAAATCAGAAAACATTAAAAGGCTTGTTGCAGTCGTCCAAGCCAATAGTTTTCTGGATATTAACTTCTGTAATCCTTTATCTACTATGTGTCTCATATTTACGTTCCTCGCACACTAATTAGAATCAGGAGAGCCCTATGTCGAAACAAGTTAAACTTAAGTTTAAAAAATCGCTGAAAAAAGCAGAGTTTGTTCATGCTGATCTTGAGTACCATGAGGAGCTTATCTCCGACGCCAAGAGGGAGTTTTTCGCCAAAGTTGATGAGATCTTCAATGGGCTCTGTGAGGAAGATAAGAAGAAGATCAACGATGCCAAAAAGAAAAGAATGGAAGCACAGGCGAATCGACGAGAGTCTGATATCTCTGGTGACGAATCAGAGGATGAGGTCTGTGGTCTTCCGGAGAGTGAAGAGATGCTATCGACCGACCCGGTGGACAAAGAGGAAGGTGAGGAAGAATCTGTCCCTCCTTCTATAAAATCTTCTGATTTAAGAAAACTCTTCCACGATATTGCTGACCTCTGTCATCCTGACAAAACCGAGGCTAGAGGACTGTCCGCACACGAGATTCAGAAGTTAGAGAAGGTATTTAAGGAAGCACAGTCCGCATATAAGGATGGCAACTGGTATCTTTTATACGTCATTGCACTTGACTTGGGTATTGATGTTGATGATCCTACGGGGAAGCATATCGAATGGGTTGAAGAGGATATCAAGCACACGCTAGAAAAGATCTCTCAGATTGGAACCCTTGTGGTATGGGTATGGTTTAACGGCGATGGTCTTACGAAGCTATTGGCTATGCAAAACTATTTCCAACAATCGTTTGGGTATGATCTACGCATCTAATCACTGATTTACGCACGCAAAGCCTCTAACCTTATCAATCGTTATCTCGGTATCAACTATATCTTTAAGGGAATCAACGTGAGAAATCAAAATCACTGTCTTAAAATACATCTTGATCATCTGTAACATCCGAATAAATCCTTCCATATTCTCAGCGTCGAGGGCGGTGCCCGGTTCGTCGAGGATGAAAATATTACCCTTTGGTAGTGATGATATGGAAAGCAACGCTAGTCGCACTCCCATGGCGCCAATAGTCTTTTCGGCGCCGGATCCCATCTCAATGGGGCGAGGTTCATGCTTGGGGTGCTTAAGTAAGACATCCAGCTTGCGTCCGTCTTCTTGGAAATATACTTCAAAGTCGACTATATTTGATAAAATCTTGGCAATCTCTTCGTTGATTACTGGGAGGCGCTTCTTGATGATATCGTACGCGATACCATTAGAGTGCATACATCGCATAAACAAATCATAAGCGGCGTATTCAGTTTCGATCTCCTGCTGGGCGGACTTCCTCGCATGCAAGTCTTCAACCTTTTGCTCAAGCGATCCGATCTGTCGATGATGTTGATTAATCGTCTTTTCTAGTGTGAGGATTGTGCCTCTCTTCTTCTCTATCCGGACAGAGGCGTGATCCCGAGTTGCGAGTAGATTCTCGATATTCTGAATCAATTCCTTCTTTTCTTCATACAGATCGATCTTCTCTAGAACCGTTTTAAGGAGACCCTTGTTGGTTCTGATCTTGGCGTACAAAACCTCAATGGAAACCTTGTTGTCTCGCTTTTCGATTTCGATATTGTTCTTCTTTATAATTGTTTTGTTGTAGCGATCAATAACCTCTATCATTTCGGCTGAATCAACAGAGACTATTTTTGCTTTGTGGTTTTTGGCATCGTCTATTTCGCTGACAATGTCCATCTTTAAGGCTGGAAGCTCTTTCTGCGCCACATGTGCATCTCTGATGAATCGGCAGGTAGGGAACGAGTCTCCGCAAGGAACCTCATCTAGAAGTTCTAATTTCTTGCTCAAGGACTTGTAGTTATTATCCATCAAGCGGGCGCGTGCAACAGTTCGGTCGTATTTGTCTTTGAATTCGTCGTACTCTCTCTTCTTCGATAAAAGTTCCTCGATGTCTATGGTTGTCAAGAAATCATCATATTCTTTTAGTTGCGCGTCGAATTCCAGGTTCTCTTGTTTAAGTTCGGAAATATTGATCAGGGTGCTATCGATCTTCTCTCCGAGGGATATTCTGGACTCAAGAAGTCTCTTGATATCCAGACGCTCGTCTGGTAGAGAATCGATCTGTGTTGTGAGGTTGGCAGATTCTAGTTCAAGTTCTACTAACTCTTGCCTCAGCTTGGTGCACCTAATCTTCGCCGAACCCAGATCACTTGAGGCTTCTGAGAGTTGTATTTCTGCAACAGCGATGTCTATTTTATAGTCTACGTCTCCGAGCCGGCGAATAAGGGCTTTAAGCTCGGCGCCGTCTTCTTTTGCTAGATTAAACTTTTTCTCAAAGATGTCTAAATCTAAGAACTTAGCGAGGATCTCCTTTCGGCGTGTTGATCCTTCCTTGATGAATGACAGACTATCGAGTTGGCTGGACATAGAAGTAAGTAAGAAGTCTTCGATGGTACCGAAGCGCTTTCGAATGTGGGCATCCGTTTCGTTCCGGGTTGTGCCATTCATACTCTTTGTTTCGCCCAGAATCGGGTCGGCTCCATTAAAGTCCAAGAAGGTGCGAGCCTCATTTGTGACTTCGCCCTTTAGTTTTTTCACATACTTCTCTGATGTTCTTTCAATAGTATAGGTTTTGTCGCCAACTTGAAGCTCTACGGAGCCGCGGCAGTTCTCCTTATGTTGGTTGATAATATTGTAGTTTTTACGCTCGTTCTTTGATGTCGTATTAAACATTGTATAGAGAAGCCCGTCAATAACACTAGACTTTCCTGAATAGTTCTTGCCAAAAATACCGACAATACCATTAAGATTCGTGAAGTCTAGCGTGTTTCCCTCACCGTAATTGAACAGGTTGTCCCATTCAAACCGGTTAATGTTCCAGTTAATGTTGCGCGCGATTTCTTCAGTTTCCTCAATCTTTGAGTTGTACTTGCGGTTCAATTCAAAAACCCTGTCAAGCATTTGCTCATCGGGCTCATAATCTACTAGGTATTCTCGAATAAGATCTTCCTGTACTCCTTTGTCACGGAGGTTTTCGATCTTAAATCCCGCACCAACATCAACCGTACCTGTCTCACCGGAGGCACGATTTAAGAAAGTGATACTCTCGGGCTTGAACCGGTGCTTGGCCACTCCCACAGCCTTGCGCATAACATCAAGAGGCAAGTTATTGTTACTTACAAGACGCAGGCGCGCTCCTACGGGAATTTTGGTACCCCTTGGCATCCGACCCTTTGGTGTGAGTTCAATCGTCATAAAGGGTTTAGGGTTGCGGAGGATGTAATGCTTTACACTGAAGGTGGTCTTGTCTTCGATCTCCCAGATCAAGAAGCCCTTGTCATTGGTCTCGCCGTGATTCTGCTGAACGGTACTGCCGCAATACCTCACGCGTCCTTCGGTGTCGAGGATTTGATTTGTCTTATGAATATCGCCAAGTAGTGCGTAGTCGTGACCAGCGAAGACGCCAATGTCGTGGTCGCCGTGATCCATCACCCAGCCAGTGTCGGTCTTAACTCCAGATACGGCGCCGTGATAAAGTGCGATGTTGATGCGGGAGGGATCGCTCGGGGCAACCCAGTTATCCTCGTCAAATACAGAAAGCACGTTGAGCGCGAGATCCGGCTCTACGACGGTTTCGCCGGCGTTCTTGAGCAGATGTAGGTCCGGTAGGTCTAGAGCCTTCACAATGGGCGACAGCGCGTCCTGACGGGTACTGTTCTTTAGGTTGCCGTCGTGGTTGCCCAAGATGATGTAAGTTGGTGCGATCTTGGCTAGATTTGCGAAGAAGTCGGAGCAAAGCTCAACGAACTCTGGTGAAATCTGTGTCTTGGTGTGGGCGATGTCGCCGCAGTGTACGATGTAGTCTACGTTTTCTTTTCGTAGTGTTTCGTATAATTGCTCGAAAACAATCTTATACTCGTAATGAAACTTTAAATTTTTTATATGCGTGTCCGCAATATGCGCGATCTTATACACGTAGTTATCCCCTAGTCTATGATACTAGTATACAGGATGTGTAGGTGGTGTCAAGGATTATTTTGACTTTTATTATCTTATGCCTAGGCCCTGAGCGATGTCTCTTAAGCTCCCCTTATAGGAGGGGTGCAGTTTTTGAATATCGTTCACTGTGAAATGGGCTGCTTTGCGACCATACTTTTGCTTTAGAGCATCTAGCCAGCCCTGATCGGTTCGCCCTTCTTCTTGTAGTTTCTCGGGCGCCCAAGGTCCGGTAGATACGAACCGGGGACCTTCGTCTGGGGCGGAACTTAGGATTTCCTCTATAGCATTACGGATGTCGCGGGGGCTCAACCCGTCTTCTAGCGCGGCGGTGGCGGCGGTGGTGAGATTCATCTTAGCTGCCTCCCATTGCCTCCCAGCCTCACTTGGGCTGTTAAGCGCTGTTTCCTCTGCTGGGTCTTCCTCCCGCAGAGTTCCCAACTCTTCCTTGATAATCTGTCGTAGTTTTGTTTTTGAAATCTTCATTTTTTTAATCCTTATACATCGGGTTGGCGAGGATATGGCGAAGCACAGCAACCTGCTCGGCATCCAAGCTCTTACTGAGTGCTGTCAACTTTTCTTTGCTCATAGCCGCAAGAACTTTTCTTGCTTTCATAAGTATGAGCAGCCGCTCTTCGGGGGAGCCGCCGGTGAACTTTTCGTCCGACTGGAGGTCTCCCAATCCGCCTTTCTCGTTCTCTGCATCAAGGTCATACTCGCCGAAGGGTTCCCCCTCCCATTTGGGAAGGTCAGGTTCGAAGTCATCGTCGGATAGAGCGGGCATCGACATACGTGTTCGCTTGCCTTGGTGGTAATCGTCATCGGATAGAGCGGGCATCGACATACGTGTTCGCTTGCCTTCGCGAGCAAGCTCTTCTCTAATAATCTCTTTTAGTCTTGTTTTGGTAATTTTCATCACTTTCTCCACTTCTCAAAGCCGTGCTTCAACTGCCGCCGTTGCTGGGCGATTTTATTCGGACTGACCCCGACGAAACGCTCTTCTTTCTCGCGGGCAGCTTTATACGCTCTGTCGTAGATGTGCTGATGTCGTCGGTCGACCTCGATGCGCTGGGACTGGGAACCCTCATCTTCTATCGAGCGACCGGCTGCAGCGTCGGCTTTGGCGTCTTCGCTAGCGCGCTCGTTCGCGTCGAGGAACGCGTCATCCTCCTCACCCTCATAATCGTGACCCTCTTGCATAGGAGACAGCTGTCTAGACAGCATCTCCAGAGCATCTACCATAAGTTCTAGGGCTCGAGCCCGAGTTTGAGTGGCTGCAGCCTCGGCGATAGCATCGCGGATCTTGTGCACAAAGTCTTCGCCGGCGCCCAAGGAGGCGACTACTTGCTGTAGTCTTACTTCTGCGTCCTGACTTGACTCGTCGCCTTCAAATTCAGGGTTATTTGGATTGGATGCCCATTTACGATCGGCAGAGTCGCCTTCTCCTAAACTGCTTAGCTCTTCCTTGATAATCTCTTTAAGTCTTGTTTTGCTTATCTTCATTTGGCTTCTTCCTTTTTCCGAACGTATCTTTAGCTTCTCGAATGAGTTGTCGTTTCCACATTTCTTGCCGGATCAGCAATTTGAACTCGGCTAGTAGATGTGAGTAATTCTCTTTCATTCTTCATATTGACATTGCAAGCGTCAACAATAAATAGTTGTCTGGAGTGATAAGCGTCGCATTTTCCAGGCATTTCTGAAATTGCTCCTTATTCATCGAGCCCACATCCTCGTTATCGCCGATGTCGACCTTCCAAACTTCGATATCAAAATTCAATAAAGTCTTTATAATCTCCAGCTCTTTCTTTGTTGCGTCCGGATCGAGGGCGATATAGACACCGGCATCCTCTTTCACGATCCTGCGGAGCAAAAGCGAGTGTTCGTTTAGAGTAGAGCCAAGGATAGGGACCGAGTTACGGCCAGCAATAATCGCATCAAATACCCCTTCGACCAATATAATGTTCGAACTCCAATCCACAAACAAATCGTTAAATACAATATTCTTGCTTGCTGGAGGGTTTTTGTACTTCGGATAAAAAGCTTTGTCATAGGACCGTGATATAAAATAGTTCAGATCACCGTCTTCGTCAAAGGATGGAATGATTATTCTTCCCTCATAATCTCCAGAGCAACAATAGCCCATCTTCCACCAAACAATATCTTGTTTGTGGATGCCTCTTTTTCTCAGATAGTTGCGGGCAGCGAAGCCGGTGGGGGGAACATCCTTGTTGGCAAGGCTCACAAATCCCTCAGGAAGCTCCAGGGTCTCTTTTACGGGCTCTTCGGTGCCAAACAGGTCTTCCAGCCTGTCGAACTCAATCTCGCCCGTTAAATCGCCCCACAGCGCCTTGTGTCGGTGCTCGCCAAAACGGCGGATAACGCGGAAGATATTCTTGCCGCGTGTATCACACACCCAACACTTGAATGCGTTCTTCTCCAGATTGACGGAGAACTTTCTTTTATGGTGCTTACAATAGGGGCAATGGAATAGGAGTTCTTCTCGGGCTTTGTAAGGTCGCCCAAGAATCTCAGTCAGTATCTTTAGTTTCTTGTCTCTCACGAATCCAGCCTGCCCTTGCTATAACGTAGCTGTCGGCACGATCCCCATATCCAGGACGAGGATTACCGAACTTTGTATATTCTACATCAAACTCGGGTACGTTGTCAAGCACAAACTGCAAGACGACCTCTTTTGCTTTTTGTCCGCGTGGGACCTTGATACCGCATTCTTTGCGGGCGGAGGTGGCGCCAAGGAA